GGATGAGAATAGGGCATTGTTAGAATTACAATTAAGTTTCACTCGTTCTGCTAAAGTATTTATCAGGTACGATGTAACAATTAACAATATGTACAAAATAGAGGCTGAAGGGGAAATGTACACAATCCATTCAATAAAGGATGTAGAAAATCAATTTAGATTTTACGAAATATTAATGTACCACTAATGGCATTTGCAGTAAGTTTAGGTGGAATGAAGGAACTTGAAGGCAAGTTAAATAAATTAACTACTGCATTGAAAGTTGATGTAAGTGATGAAATAAACGCATCTGCATTAAAAATAGAGAATCAGGCAAAAAGATTAGCACCTGTAAACTTTGGTCAATTAAGAAACTCAATAGCACTTACAAAGGATGGCGAGTTGACATATTCAGTTGCAGCAAACGCTTCGTATTCTGCTTATGTTGAATTTGGCACAGGACCACAAGTAAATGTACCTGCTGACTTCAAATCTTATGCACAACAATTTAAAGGTAAAAGCGGAGGCAAGTTTAAGGATATGGTTGAAGCATTAACTTTGTGGGTAAAGCGTAAAGGAATTGGAAATGGTAAAAATGATAAAGGTTTGGCTTATGTAATAGCTTTAAGCATATTAAGAAAAGGTATGCGACCACAACCATTTTTAGTACCAGCTTACGAAATGGAAAAACCTAAACTTATACAAAGACTAAATAAATTATTAAATGCTTAATCCTAATATAGAAATAAAAAAGTGGTTTTATACCAACTTGACAAGTTCAAGTACACTACCTGTTTATGATGGGATAGCACCTGATAACGGAGTAGATGAATATGTAATTATGACAGGCAGAACATCCGCACAAGAGCAAGGTAAAATCAGTTACACGAACGCGGTTACTATGGATGTTGACATTGTCATAAAAAATAGTAACTTTGGTTATAAAAGAGCCGAAACAATAAGCGATTTAATACTAAATGCAATCAATTCAAATACGATAATAACCCTTGCAAATGGGTTTTATGCTTCAAGTTTGGTGGTGGGTGCAATTAGAAATTTAGATGGTTTAAACCCTTTGGATAATGTATTTAGAACAATAATAACTTATAATTTAATAATAACTCAAAATTAAAATAAAATGGCAGAAACAAAAGTATCAGGAAGGGATTATATCCTTTTAGCTGACATAGACGGAGACACAACATTTAAAGCAGTTGCCTGTCTTACAACTAACTCATTTACATCAACGAATGACACGATTGATGCAACTTCAAAGTGTGGTAATTCATACACACCAAGTCCTGTATTTACTCAATCTTTTGAGTGTGAAGGATTTGCAATTGATGAAACAGGAACTCCAAGTAAGGATTCTTATCAACAATTGTATGCAGCACATTTTGCTAAAACATCTTTTAATATGAAGATGGGTAAAGCAACACCAACTTCAGGTGATATTGTTTATTCAGGTCAAGTTTTTATTAGTGATTTTGCAGTTCAAGCAGATGATGGCGATGATGTTAAATTTACTGCAACATTCGTAGTAACAACACCACCATTAACACAAACTGAAACTGCATAAAACTATGTTTGAATTAAGACTGAACAACAACAAAACAATCCCTTTGAAATGGGGTACTTGGGCGATGAAAAGATTTTGCGAATTAGAGAACAAATCTCTTTTAGACTTAATCAATATTTTATCAAGTGGTGCATTTGAATTAGGAACAATTGTGCATATAATCCAAGCATCTGCCGAAAGCGGATGTAAGACACTAAATCAACCAATTGAATTTAACGATGTTATCGTTTGCGATTGGATTGATGAGGTTGGTGGGTTATCTGCAAAGGATGGTCAGCTAATAGATTTTATTAAATTTATGCAGACTTCAATGATTCCTGAAACAAAAGAAAATGCCGAAGTAACCAAAGACAAAGGAAAAAAAAAATAGGAATATATAGCTGGGATTCAATAATTATTCTCGCAATAGAAGTTGGCTTGACAATTAATGAGTTTTGGCAACTTACTTGGCGGGAATTTTTATTATATAAAAAGGCTTACGAGAATCAGCAGATAAAGGAATGGGAAAGGACAAGAACTTTAGCTTATATGATTTATAGGTCAAATTCAACGGATAAAAATCCGAAAAGTATAAAGTCCTTTTTCCCTTTGCCTAGTGATGAAGTAGAAGAAGAAAAGCCTAAACTAACGGATGAACAACTAGCAAGGACACTAAAGTTGTACGGAGTAAAATAATAAAATGGCACAAGAAACATTAAAAATTACGATAACCGCTGACAATAAACAAGCGGTTCAAAATATACAGGAAACTGTTACTGCCACATCACAACTAGGTACTGCTTTTAAGAAGATGCCAAATGCAAGTGGACAAGCAACAATGGCTTTGTCAAACTTGTCAAGGGTTGCTCAAGATGCTCCATACGGATTTATGGGTATTGCAAATAACATTAACCCATTATTAGAATCATTCCAAAGATTACAATCTTCAAGTGGCAGCACAGGAGCAGCATTGAAGGCAATGGGTTCTGCATTGATAGGACCAGCAGGTATTGGTTTGGCAGTTGGTGTTGTTTCATCATTAATTGTTTCTTTTGGTGATGAGATTATTAATTTTGTAAGCCAAACATCTTCAGCAGATGTAGCATTGTCAAAGTTTAATACAACAATGTCAAAAGGTGTTGGTGAGGCTCAAGCTGAGATTGATAAACTTGTTATTTTAAATGGTATTGTTGATGATACTACAAGAAGCACAACTGAAAGAGAAAGAGCATTAGCACAATTAAAAAATACATATAAGGGTAATTTAGAATTACAAGCATTAGATATACAAGATGGTGCTAAATTAAAAATAGTTATTGATAGCATTGCTGAAGCATTAAAGCGAAAAGCAATGGCTCAAGCATTTGCAACAGTAATAGCAGAAGAAGAAGCAAAGAAAGTAAGATTGCAGATTCAAAGTTTTGAGGAAATGCGAGGTAGTGTTGGTGGTGTTACAAAAGCATATGAATTTGTAAAAGCTGCCATTATGGGTGCTGGTTCTGCTATGTCAATTGTTGATTTAAATACAACATTAGCAAATAAGGCTTTAAACCAAAATGCTCAATCAATTAAAGATGTAGATGCAAATTTACTTCAATTAAATACACAATATAAAGCGGTAATAAGCGACCAAATTAAATTTAATGATATTACTAATTTATCAACAAGTGCTTTAAAGAAACAAACCGAAGCATTTGGTGCTTTATTATCTTTAAGAAAATTAACTCCTGAACAAGTTGGAACAATTATTCCATTAGAAAGAAAAGCACCTCCTGTTGCACCAGCAGCACCGCAAACATTTATGGGTGGTCCATCTCAAGCACTTATAGAAGCAGATGCAATAAACAAGGCTGCAAGTGAACAAAAGAAATTTAATTATTTATTAAATGAGGCTGAAACAACATCAAGATATATTGCAGAGGGAGTTGGTAGTATATTTCAAGCAATGGTGCAAGGAGAAAGTCTTGGAGATGCAGTTTTAAATGTATTTAAGAATATGACTTTGCAACTTGCTCAAATGGTTATTCAGGCTTTAATATTTAAGGGCATCATGACTGCATTGGGAATGGGCGGTCCTGTTGGAAGTACAAGTGATTTAACAGGTGGTTTATTAGGTGGATTAGGCAAGTTATTAGGATTTACTCCAATGGCTGAAGGTGGAATAGTAAGCAAACCAACATTTGCAATGGTTGGTGAGGGTGGAGAAAGCGAAGCAGTTATGCCTTTATCTAAATTGGATAGCATATTAAGTAGTGCATTTACAAGTGGTGCAAATTCAGGTGGTGGAATGTCAAGCGGAGGTTCATTTGTATTAAGAGGCAATGATTTAGTTTTAGCATTACAAAGGTCTAATTCATCATTAAATTTAAGGCGAGGTGGCATATAACTTAAAATACCAAATAACTGCTGCAACCAAAAACAATGAAGTTGCGGTTGTTGAAATGTATATTGATGAAGTAGTTGCTGCGGTAATTGAATATCCTGCAACTGCAATTCAGTTACAATACATTCCAAGAAGTGATGATATTTACGAACCTATTTATGCAAGTCAGTTAAATGTTAGTATTGATGTAACCGATGATGATGATAATATGCCTGACTTTACAACTTTGAACGATAGGAAATATTTAGTTAAGTTATTTATAGATGGTGTTATTTATTGGCAAGGCTGGGTTTTAAGTGATTTAGTACAATACTCATTTACCACAGGTAGAAAAGAATTATCTTTTAATGCTATTGATGGACTTGGAATGTTAGATTATATTCCTTTTACTTATGTTGAAACTAATGTGGCAGGTAACACTAAATTAAGCCCACAAAGCACACTTTATTTTTTATATTCTTGTTTGGCTGAAATAGGATTCCCAACAGGGTTAAATCTTATAACTGCTTGTTCTTATTATGCAGCTGGTATGTTAAACAGGGGTGATGGTAGCCAATACGAACCATTTAATCAAAGTTATTTACGACCTGTTTACTTCCAAAATGATGATGAAACATACGAAACTTGTTTAGTTGTTTTGACTAAAATATTAAAGTCATTTGGTTGCAAACTTTATCAATCCAATGGCAAGTGGTATATTGTAGCGGTTAATGAATTTGCTGCTGCTCCATACT